ACTTGCAAAATGTGTTCCTTTGCTGTCACCCACGGATGGGAGTAGTCTAATTTTTCTAAGATCTTGCGTTCCATATTACGTGGTTTATTCTTTGAATTGGGTATTTATCTCTAAGCACTAAATTAGTTAAAATAGATTGGTCGTGCCTATGCTCTTTAAAATCGGGATGGTTTGGGATTTGGCTTGGCGCATCGTTCACTAAGTGATCGTCTTGCATCCACTTTGCCCACTCCTCAACAAGTGCGATGTTTTCATCGTTTGCCCTTAGACCTATTAAACCAGCCTCTAATTGGTGGTCTATTCTCTCAATGCAAGGCAGCATCCCCATTGCTTCTAAGCAGTCAGCTTTAGTCCATTCCCTATGCAAGTACCCACGGCTCACAAATAGATTATCCCAAACAACAACATAGGCATTAAGCCACTTCCAAAAATCCTCGGTGTGATAATCGCCAGCATCAATGTAAAGGATAAAATCTCCTTTGTTTTCCTTCATTGTGTTTAGGATTATTTCGGGTTTCCACCTCCAATAGTTGTCACCCCTTCCGTTTGGGGATTCATTGCTGTAAGTTTTTAAAGGCAGTCCGTTTGTGAATTGGGTTGCTGCCAACTCTTTATATTTACCGCTGCCGTAGTTTATAACCTTAATCATAGCAGTTTGTATTTGATGTCTTGGTATCTATCGCCTCTGCCTTGCGTTCCGTGTGAATCAGCGTAGAGGTGTGTAAGACCTGCAGCAGCAGTGACCTTAAACTGAAAGTATGCGCTGCAATATCGTTCAACGATATGACCAGCCTGCGGATGCTCTGGATCTAAGTCGCTCTCCATTAAAGCCTTAACGAATGTGTTAATTCTTTCTGCAAACAAAGTGTAATTGGAGGTCATCGGTAAAGGATCGTTCGTGACCGATATTTCTAACTTCCTTAGTTCGGTCTTTATTCCGTTGTAATTCCACCAAGTAGAATCTGCGTACGGATGCCAAAAGTAACCAGCCGAAGCCATTGGCTGCTTCCATCCCAATAAGTTCACATCGTACTCAAATAGGTTAACGATGTCGGCTGTGATTAGTCCGTTTCGTGTTATTGCATACCAGCCAGTCCAAGCCACTAAATTAGGGTAGTGTTCAATATTGTCAAGTAGGTCACGTGCGATTATTACCTTGCCCATATCAACAAGGTGTCCGATTTGGTCGGACGGTCGCTGCCCGAGAAACACATACTTGACATCGGGTAATTCATTGAACTTGCCAGCAGCTAAATAGTCCAGCACTATGTATTGGTCGTGTACGAAAATAAAGGTCTGCGCTTTCATCGTTATCGTTTAGGCTTGCAATATAAAATATTTTCCTGAGTTAGCAACTTTTAATTTATTGAGTGCCACATAACGTAAAGAATCGCAAAGGTGGTTATTAAAGTCAACTGGCTCATTCAATGGGTTGCCGTTCTTGTCTTGCTTCCACTTGTAGCTATTTAACTCCTTTATCAGATTGACCGAACCCCTTAAAACGTGCAGCTTGTACCTCTTAAGAATGTCAATAGAGTTTTGAATCGAGTCCTTGCCTTTGTTTGCCCCGTGGATATTAAACCCCATCCGATGCACTTCTTCGATTGACTTCGGCTCTGCTGAATCAGCGATTATCTCCATTGTCCTTCCAATAGCCATATCCTTCAGTCTTGCACCGATGTCTTGGTTTGTTAGTCCTCGTTCGTATAAGAGTTCCTCGATGTACAAATGGTCACCATCCTTCCAAACAGCACACAAGGCAGTCGGATCGTTCGTGAAACCCCAGTCCATTCCCAAAGCTACCAGCTTGCAGCGTACCTTGTCAATAGAATCGCACACATCCCAATTCCTAAACACTAAACCTTCGATGCGACCGGTACGCCCTCTTGCGTACACCTTCCACAATTCCAAGTCGATGTCCTTTAGTGCCTCAATCTTCTCACGGATGGCTGGTAAAACGTAAGGGTTGTGCCGATGGTCGGAGATAAACAGCTTCACACCTTCTTTGCCGATTAGCTTTTCATGCACCCAAAACTCGCTATTCGGGTTGTAGTCAATAAAAGCTTGAATGGTTGTCCGTAAGTACAACTCGTTCCATATCTCATAGCTTATGCCGTTGGCTTCGTTTACGAATAGAAACTGCCTTTTACCTGACTTTGCCGATTGGCTGGTTTCGTAACTCTTAAACTCCAATACCGAACCGTTGTAAAGCGTGTACACTCGGTCGGTAGCGTTGTAGCTTGCAATCAGCTTTGTTAATATTGGCGAATTTGCCACAATTGTTTGGGCATCTCTAAGCGCACCACTTTTAAGGTTAGGGATAGTTTCACCCACGATAGTCGTAACGCTTCTCGGGTGTTCTATGGCTCTAAGAAATAGCACCTGAAGGATGGAGTAAGTCTTGCCCGAAGATGATCCACCCTGGTTGACTACTACCTTATCAGTAGCCGAGTAGTTGTCTTTGAATAAAACCGAACCCTCAAACACATCAGTCGATTATTTCACTCTCGGAAGATGAGGTACTAAACCCGCTATCCACAACCTCAACCTTTAAACCAGTCAAGTGCATTGAGCCTTCGATTTGATTTGTCTGCTTGCCGTGTGCGCTGTCCATCAGTTCCCGGTACGCATTGACATCTCCTTCCCTTGCTTTCTTTATCAAAGCCAAGGTCATTATATCCTGCTGCTCTAATACCTCCTGCTCGCCCGTAATGGGGTTCTTTACCGACTGCTGTACCTCCAGCCACTCCCTGACGATAGTGCTGCGGTTGCGTGTGCCTTTGGGTTTCCCTGCTGGATTACCGCTTTCGCCCTTTTGCCATCTTGGCTCTATTTGTCCTCTGCCACCCATTACGTTGTAATTTCGTTGATTCTAATATACTTCTCTCCGTTGCGTTTGATAGTCAAACTTGGGTCAAGTTTAATCATTCTATCTACTATTACTTGGCAGTATTTCGGGTCTAATTCCATTCCATAGCACCTTCTCTTAAGTTGATGTGAAGCAACCATTGTAGAACCACCACCTAAAAATGGGTCAAAAACATTTATACTTTCAATTTGCTTTAATAAATCAGAAAGCAATTCGATTGGCTTTGGTGTTTTGTGTTCTGCTTCTCTATCCCTTTTGTGTTGCAATACATTAGGTGTTGCACCATCTCCAATTTTTCCTGCAATTTTTGAAGCAAACAAACAAAGTTCGTGTTGATTTCTAAAAGGCATTCCCATTCCCATTTGCATCTTATCCCAAACAATCATATTTCTAACTCTAAATCCTGACCTTTCAGATATATCAAATGTTTCAATCCACATTTTCCAATCACAAAAAATAAAAACACTATGGACATCAGAACATAAAGCTAAAACATCCTGCATTAAAAGACGATATCCTCTTGTGCTTAAATTGTCGTTTTTTATGGTATGTCCTCCCCTTGCTCCTATGCTTCCAGTAGTTTTACCACTTTCTTGACTTCCTCCACTTGAATATGGTGGGTCGGTTAAAAGTAACTCAGCCTTTTCCCCATTCATCAACTTTGCCACAGCATCTGAATCCGTACTATCCCCACAAAGCAACCGATGCTCCCCAATCTCAAATAAGTCACCCAAAACAATATCGGTTTTAATACCGCCTTCGGGAACATCAAAGTCATCCTCCTCGGCTTCGATTTCGGTTTCATTCATCTGCGGTACATCCAAACCCCACTCACCTAAACTCTCTGCATCCCACTCGTTTGCTAACATATCCCAATCCCACTCACCGAAGCCTACGTTGTCCTTAATAATAAACTGGCGTTGCTTGTCCTCATCCCAATCCACGATAGCTACCGGTGCTTCCTTCCATCCTGCTTCCTTCATTGCCTTTAGTCGCATATTACCGCCTAATACAATCATATCCTGATTGACTACTATCGGTCGCACTTGCGCCATTTCGGGTAAATCTTTTAAAGACTGAACCAGCTTTTTAAACTTGTCGTCTTTTATTACCCTTGGATTATTAGGATTTGATTTTATTTTGTTGATGGGTGTTGTCGTCATAGTTTGTCTATTAGTTCGCTTATTTTATCAATCAGCTTCTGCTTTACTTCATACGCATTATCTACCTCCGTGTCGCAGATAGCCTCCAGCGTATTAGTTAGTATTTGAATTACGTTTGCTGCTTCGCTTGGGGACATCTGCTTTGACTTTAGCCTCTTGTGAAACAATTACCGGTGCGCTTTTAGTTTCGTAATTATCAAAAGCCACCATCAATTTCGTGAGTGCTTCGATTACGCAAGCCTGACACCAATTATTAAACGAGCCTCCGTAAAGTTCACCATGTACCTTCTGCATCATCTGCGCTACATCGTGCGGAATGCTTACACTACCCACAGCGTGGTATTGGTCAAGGTAAGGTCGTGCTGCCCTTAGTTGTAGATATTGGTCTTGGTTCATTTTAGTAAAGTTTTTTGTGCCATTGCTGCAAACCACATCGCCCCAAACCCTACGGCTGGTGCGTAGAATGAAGGCTCAACTAATAAAGAGGTAATCAAGCCAAACCAAAAAGCCATACATACTTGGCAGTTTAAAGGCTTACCCTTTAGCTTAAAGCCTGCTAACATAACAAATGAATAGCCAGCCAAGCCAGCAAGTGCGCTAATAATTAAGTGCTGCATCCTTTAGTGATTTATAGATTGTGTCTAAGTTATGACAAACAGTTCGATAAGGTATCCCGGTCAATCGGCTGACCGCTCGTTTGTTCCTTAAGGTTAAATGTAAGTCAAGTAGTTTTTGTTCGTAGGGAAACTCACTTTCGTTGTTCAGTCTAAGATAAGCCACCTCTAATCGGTCTATCTTCCCTTGCGTTTCCAAGTCCTTTTGATAGTCGTAATCGGGTGCGGTTAAGTCAATGCCGTGAGATTCAAGATACGATTCGACTGGCATTTCACCCACTTGCCCTAAATGATTAATAGGGATAACCTCGTCACGATTTCGGTACTTCTTGTGAAAGCTTGAGTTTTTAGAGTTGGCAAAGTTCATCACTATTCTAACAACGTAAAACCTAAAATAACCTTTGTCGTGTGCTTCTAAAATCTTGGCTTCGGGTTTCTCAAAAAGACAAAGCAGCACCTCCTGACATAAATCGTCAGAGTAAGTGCTGCCTATTGACTTGCAAGCCTTCATCAGTTCGCCTGAATCATACAGCTGCATTATGATTTGCCGTGCTTTCACGGCTGCTAATATAGTTATTTTATTTGATTTCCAACTCTTTAGCTTTTTTTTCGTACCACAAGGCTTTCTCTATATCCCTGACCGCATCGTCTTTATGCCCTGCTCTCATTCTATATTTAAATGAATTAAGCAAGCAGAAATGTATCACAGCATCTTTGCCGTAAATAGATAGCATCATATCAATCACCTCAATCGGCTGATGGTTGTAGTGTGCTTCTTTGTCTACCAGCTTAAAATCGTTTGGGTGGTAGTTTGTGTGATTAGGCTGGTCATAAAGTACGCCAGTAGGAACGTGCTGGTATTTCATATTTTAGCGTTAAGTTGTTGCAATTTTAACTCCTCTAAGCTGTCCAAAAATGACTGCCGTAACTCAATGGCATCGTTGACTATTTTCTTGGCTTCTCCCGTGTAGCCTTTGTCCATACACTCCTTGGCTGCAAATAGCTTCTCTAAGACTTTATCTCCGTAGCCTTTTCCAAGTTCTACATTATTAATCCATCGGAACTGCCCATCGTTAATAGCAAGCGAATCATTTACTGCATCCCTTGCGTGAAGTAAGGTAGTGCGGTCACGATTGAAAGGCAACGCCATTGCTTCTTGTTTTAGTTTAGAGCAATGCTTCATCACTAAATACTGCGCTCCGTGTCGTGCGTTCACGATCTCTTGCTTTCTTGACTTGCCCAACATTTGCTGGATGCTTACCCCTCGGTAGATAGCTACCCTTTCAATTATTTCATTCGGTGTCATCGTTTGTCCTTTCAGTCTTTTTGTATTTCTTGTTAAACCACATCTCAAAGGATGCCTTGGGTGTTGATTGTCCCTCCATAAATGCAAGGGTTAAATGCTCTCGTTCGTGTACGGCTGCTTGTTTGAGTAAGCCGATAACGACTTGCTTTATACTCGAAGCGTTTAGCACTTCGGTCGGAAGGTCGGCAATCACTTCGATTGCTAATTCAATAGGTGTTTTCATATTAGTTAAAAATTAAGCCAATGGCTATTGTGCCAAAGAATGCTAAGAAGATACAAAATGTAGTCAATGCCAGCGCATCAATTACCCAGCAGACAAACTGATCTACTCGGTCGCTTTCGATTAGCACCGCAAAGAATGCAAGGATGAAATAAAACACTCTCATAACATCTCCTCCTTTTCGGTTACAATGTAAGCTGTCACGCTGTCGTAAGACAACCAGTCATCACCTAACTCGGTGTCCTCTAAATCTTGTGAAAGGTCAAGCAGGTACTGCCGTGCATCTTTCAACGAATCAAAGTTCTCAAAATACTTCAGGTCTAATCGGTTTGACAGCCTAAACCTTTGAGCGGCAACGTGTAAGTGCTGCCCTTGTAAGTCAATTCTAATTTGTGCCTTCATCTTTTAGTTGTTTAATTGTTCACAAATATACACTTATTCACATTAGTTGTATCTCTTTAAATAAAAATAATTTAAATCAAAGATTGAGCGTTGCAATTATTGCAAGTCAAAACATACTTAATTGTGCAAGATAAGGCTGCAATCTTTTGTGGGCTAAGTCAACATACTCTTTACTTATTTCGGATAATATCCAATTGCGTTTCCATTTGTTAGCCATTTTTGCAGTTGTACCACTACCTCCAAAACAATCATAAACTATATCTCCTTCCTTGCTCCATGATAAAATATGGTCTTGTGCAAGTTCTTCAGGAAATACAGCAGGGTGTCCAGTCTTGTCGTTGAATCCCACAACGTATTCCCATATATTATTCCGTGCAGAAAATTCCGATATAGGCTTGATGTTATCGGTTTTTATCAAATTGCCAGCTTTGTCGTATTGCGTGTTATTCCCCCAGTTTGTATGCCCTGCCCATTTGTTCTTTTTGTCTATAATCAAATTAGCCGTTTTTATTTCTCCTTTACAAAACACAAACATATATTCAAAGATTTGAGTGTATCGGTTGCCTGTTTTTGATGCTGGAAATGAACTGCTGTTTTTTTGATAAATCATTGTGTCGTGCAAATTAAATCCGCATTGCATAAAAAATAATGCTTGCCTTAATGAACTTCCAGTTTCGCTGCCGTTTATAGTTGCATCACCAACAACCCAAACAACCACACCGCCTTGCTTTGTTACTCGGTAAAGTTCTTTTGCTATATCCTCAAAAGGAAACGAGTACCCGTTATATTCTCTCAACCCATCGTATGGTGGTGAGGTAACGGTCAAGTCAATAAAGTTGTCAGGCATTTTTGCCATCGTGTCTAAATTGCTTTCGCAATAAATCTTGTTTAAACTTATCACGTTAACCCCTCCCACATTGCTTTAATCTCCTTGTCAATGCTTATCCATCCCCTTGCCTTGCGTATAGCTGAATAAACGCTCTGCCGATTAGAGTACCCAAAGGCATCGGTTATCTCTTGGATGGTATATCTCTTGCTTAGCCGGTAGATAATCAAATACTTTTTAACCAGCACCGCATCAACTGACAGCAGATCGTCAATGCCAAAGTCTAATCGGGTGGCTAAGTTGTTTATGTCTTGTTTCATAGCTTGTTTTTGAACTCCTCTGCTATAAATTCATAATCAGCCTGACTTCTTTTGCACAGCATCTTTGACTTAAATAAGATCTGCTCTGCTGTACCCTCTCCCCACTTGTGATCTATAAACTGCCCGTGTTCGTACTGGTTGCCGTTTTCGAATCTATTGCACTTTAAACATTGAGCATTGGCGTTCTTCTCGTCAAACCTTGTTGCTTCAAATCGTCTTGAGATCATATGACCACAGTCAAATTGTGTAACGTACTTTCCGCAAGTACAGCATTTGGCAACTCCATCAATAGAATCTCTAAGCCTTATGTATTGAGCAAAATATTTATCAGCCTTTGCTTTGCTTAAAGCTTTTGTTTTACTCATCCTTATACCCATATCCAAGATTTTTTATTAATTAAATTTGCAATAGTTGCTTCAGAAACATTGTATTTTTTTGACAAATTATAATTGCTGGTCAAATTTTCTTTTTTCTCATTTCTAATTTTACAAACCAAATCTTGATTTAATTTGGTTGTCTTTACTCCTTTTGGCTGTAAGTGCAATCCAGTTTTATATGCGTGTATCATATTTTCTGAATGATTACACCATTCCAAGTTTTCTACTCTATTGTCTTGCTTATTGCCATTTTTATGATTTATTAAAGGCTTGTTATTTGGGTTTTCTAAAAAATGCATTGCAACTAATTGATGTATTCTAAATTGCTTCATTTGCTTTTTCCCATTATTATAGGAATACAAATTGACTAAGGAATAACCGCTTCTGTTGTGAACAATGCTTTTCAAAGATTTTATAGAAGCCCAGTTGCTTTTTTCATTTGACGTATAAACAATTCCTTGATTGCTTATTTGATACAAGGGATATCCTTGAATTGTTGCTAATTTTTCCATTTGCAAATTTAATAAAATTTACATATACTAATGACACTTTGTATAATTTTATTTAAGTTTACTTAGTTTTATGTTCTTGGAATACTTCATATAAAAAGTCGTGTGTTAAATTGTTTTCTCGAAAGTATTGGCGAAGCAAATCATCTCTGCAAATCTTTATCTGCTCAAATCTAAGTTCCGGTATGTCTTTCGGTCGCTGCTCAATAGCATTTAAGAGCGACTGTATAGTCCGTGCCTCGTATCTTTCAGCGTTATCCCTTTTCGCTTTAATAGCTGCGATGGCTCTATCCTTTGACTTCTCAAACATTTCTGCTTTCTCGTCAATAGATACCTTTATCTGCCCTATCTTTTCCAGCCACAAGTACCCAGCACTGCCACCATCCAAAAATGACTGACCGCTTTTGAACTTGTGATACATTGTCACGAGATGCTCGATGGCTGTGTTTAGCTTTTCTTCTTCGCTCATTTCGTAGGGTTGGAAGGATTGGTTGTTGCGGTGCGCTGCCAATTCCATCTTCACTTTATCCAAATAGGCATACACCCATTTTAAGTATGTAGCTGGTGCGTTGGCTGAATATACCTCCCCCGACTTCATACCTTGCTCCACAGCTATCTTAAACTGGTCAAGGGTACATCGTGTCTGCTTCAAATCAGTCTCGATCATACGCACAATAAGATTAAGCGTGTGCTGGTCGTTTGTTACTTGCTGCCCAGCGTAAGCGCAAACCATTTTGTACTGGTTAAGTATTTCAGGTAGCAAGTCTTGCTGTGGCATTTGAGCGCATTGCTTGCCTTGATAGGCTTGAACCGCTTGGCTGTTATTCGTTGTCGTTATCATAAATAATCATTGAGTGAAGGTCTGCTTTTACTGCTTTTTCAAAGTTGCTTATTTTTGTGTTTAAGGTAGGAATTATTATTTCATCCTCCCAGCACTTTCCGTTCAGCCAAGTTAATGGATTTTTCCTGAACTGCACATCGGGAGTAGAGTGAACGTAAGCTGCAACTTTGTCAAGCGCAGCGTTCTTTTCTTTTTCAGTTAGTTTTGACCACTTAGCTTGGCACTTTTGTAAATCTTGCTTTTTACCAAATGAATCCCAAAAAACATTAAACCATTTATCCTCTTCTCTTTTCTCTTCTTTTCTCTTCTCTTCTTCTCTGTTCTCTTCTATTCTCTTCTCTTCTGCATGATTTGGCATTGCGACTTTATGCGACCGCATTGCGACCGCATCATTTGGCATTGCGATTGCTTCCTTTCGCACCTTTCTTTTCTGCCAGCCTAACGCAGCATTAACACTGTTTTTCTTGCTTGTAGCCATTACCTCATCCATATTGTCATCAAGAAAGTCAATGTGAACATTACTGCCAATCTGCTTTATGATTTTGTATTTCAGCAGGTATTGATACTCTTCTTCACCGCATTCGAGTTCAGCACGCTCAGCATCCATATTGCATTCCTCTACCCAGTAGATGCAGCACAACCTTAAAAACGATACCTGCACATTTGCAGGCGCTCTGTTTATTCGACCAGTCAACCACTTCGTGGGGTCAAACTTAAACCAATTTAATCTTTCCATAAAAAACAAAAACCCCCATATAGATGCGAGCTACATGGGGGCGGTTAGGTTAGTTCCTAACGGACTACCTGAAAGACTCGCATTTCCTTCAGGCAATCATTTACACAAAAGTACAAAAACTATTTTAAATAGCCTCTATGTTCGAATTAATTTCTTTGACATCAATTAGCCGTTCCAATCCATCAGCGCACCGATTAATGCTATTGGCACGTTCTCTAAGCGACTTGATTTGCATAAGTATTTCTTTCTCATCATAGCTTATGTAGTACCCTCTGCTGGTCGCTATTAAAGGCGCAAGTGCTGTGCATCGTATGTAGTTCACAACCTTGCGTAGCCTTACTCCATTAAAAGATAAGTTCGGAAATCGCAGCCGAATATAAGATACAAATTCAGGCTCTTTAATAGGGTTTTTCTTTGTGTATTTTTGAAACTCCGTAATAGCAAATGGGATTAACTGCTGCTCGTTTGGCGTAAGTTCCTGCGTGATATTCTCAAAGTTAGTTATCATATCAAAAAGGTAAGTCGTTAGATTCTAAGTTAAAGGGTTCAACTGCTTTTTGTGCGTTAGGTGTTTCCATCCTACCTGAAAAGAACTTTCCCTTTGCGCCTTCCTTTACCCACAAAGAGATTCGGTAGGTCGTTCCATCAGGTGCAATACAAGTACCGGTGTACTGCGGTGCTTTAGGATTCTCGGTGTTGTTTTTGAAGATGCTTACATCTCCAGCTTTAGATTCGTATGCCATGGTTTTAAAATTGGATTGAGATTGAAGATTTAGAATATTTAGGCGATACCTTTTTTACCACCTCGCCAGTAATGGTGTCTATGATTTCCACATCTTTAGCTTTGAAGGCTAATTTAATGAGTTCCTCTCGTGCTTTGAGTTGCTCTTTGAGTTCTGCCCATACCGAATCTTCTTCATAAGTGGGAGTGGTTGCGCCATCTTTTAAAGTTACCTTCGCTCCAAAGGCTTCAAATGTCTTTGCCCCATACTTCATTGCCTCATCTTGTGCTAAGTCCTCCGTGGACTTTAAAACAGTATCTAACGCTGTTCTAATTGCTTTCGCCTTGGCGTGTGCTTCGAGGGGGTTAATGTCACCCCCTTCGATTAGCTTTATCATTTCATTTGACCAGTCATTAAGCGAAGCTTTAGAAAGCTGCTTGCTGGTTAGTTGGATTAGGTCAAGCATTTTCCTTGATGTTTATTATTTCCAACTCTAAATCTGCCATCATTTCAGGAAGGATGGTGTACTTCTTTAAAAGATCTTCCCACTTGCGTTGACCGCTTGCGATGGCTGGTGCTATCTTTGGGTACATCGGGTCGCTCTTTGTAAGGGTAGGTAGCTTCTGCGGTGCTTTGCTTGCCTCGTTCGCATCGTCATCCATTGCTTGCATAGCCAAACAGCTTTGCAAAGTGTACCTGCGGTAGTAGGAAATCTCCGAACCCTGCTTTTGTGGGTCAACAATGTTAGAAAGCTTCATTGAACTTTCTATCTTCTCCCGTGATTCAGCGTGCCAAATTTGAGTCACTACGCTGCCATCAATAATCGGCTGCATAACGAATAAGCCGTGAGCGTGCAGGATTGGCTCTACCACTTCTAAGAGTCCGTTAATGTCAAAATACTTGGACTTAAAGAAAGGGTTGCTGGAGTTCTTAGGCACTTTGCCTAACTCTTGCTTTGCGCTCAATAGTGCTGTGTGGATTGTTTTCATCTTGTTTTTGTTTAAGGTTTATAAATATAGTTATTTTTTGCTCTTTATCAGCCTATTAGCTGAAATATTATACTCTTTATCAGTTTCTTTCCTGATGTACTTTGCCCACTCATTGAAGGGTAAAGGGTTGGTAGGGTGTGTGGTTTTCATTCTTCTTCGTCATTAATTGTCCATTCATCGTTATCATCATCCTCTAAGGCACGCGTGATTGCCTCGTCAAGACTTAGCCAGCCTCGGTATCTGCCGTTTTGATAGAGGTCAGCATATTCGCTGCCAATGTAAAGGTCAGTAATAAGGTCGGCAAGTTCTTCTTCTCGCTCTGCTCTTGCATCGTATGCCGAGTTGTAAGCGTTCAAATCGCTATCGAATGAATCAGCCATTTGCTGCCTCCTTTACTTTTGCAACCATCAGCTTTCTGCTTGATTCGGTGCGTTTGAAGGAAGCTACACGGATGTCAATCATTTCGATTAACTCTGCTTTGATTTCGTCAGGAACTCTCTTTTGAATCATTGACGTGGTGTAGGTAAGTTTTTTCATCTTGTTTTGGTTTAAAGTGCGTTGTCGAGTCGCACCCCTCGTTTGTTTAGTTTCTTGTTGGGTATTTTGATACTTGCTTGCAGTCATTTGGCTGAACACCAAAGAAATCAACATACTCTAAAATGGCTTCTTGTGGTGTGGTTGCAATAGAAAGGAACTTGCCAAAAATGCCATTTAAAACAAATTCAAACTTGAATCCTTCAAATTTGCTGCGGTTAAATTCGGTAATTATTGTCATCGTTTCTTGTTTTTGTATATGCAAATATAATACCTTTTCGTAAATATACAATACCCTAAGAAAAAAATAAGTAAAAAAAATCCCCCAGCCGTCTGCCGAGGGATACACATAAACAAAAAACCGAGATGAAGCGGTGGGTAAAGGTAGTTAATAGATTATTCCCATCAAAGCAAATGCGCCAGCAGCTATCCACGCTAAACGCTTTTGGTTGCGCTGTCTTACTACTTCTCTATTTACTTCGTCTAAATAGCCAGCTAACTCAGTACGGCTGGAATCCATCTTAAGAAAGCCAGCCTCTAAGTGGTTAATGATTTGCGCTTGAAATTCTACAATGGAATCGCAAGAAGCAAGTTCAGCCAAGACAATGCCTCCAACCTCTAAGCATGAATCTAACCTAACCGGGATGGATTGATCCGCAGGAAAGGTTCTAATAAGAGAATCCCATTTGGTTATCGTTCGGGTTCTCGTTATGTAAAGCGTATCCCTTTTCTTATTTAAAAGCCTAACGGAATCCAATAATAACTTGGCTTGCTTTCTTTCGCTGACTGCCATTTCGTAAAGGATAACGCTCTCGCTTATTTTAGTAGGCTGTGGCGCACTATCTCTATCGCATTGGTGTACCGCTATGCTTATGAGAATAAAAGCCGTTACAGCGAAGATAGTCCGATATGCTTTCAATTCGTTTACCATCGTCTTTTTTTCAAAGAGCAATCATAATGACACCACGTAGCGTAAGCCTTTAGTCCGCCTTGCTCCATCTTGCCTTCGCTTATCAATCTTTCGATAATAGCAGCAACTGCGCTCGGTGCAATGCCTTGCGCTTTAAAGTCGGCAGCATCGCCCATTAAATGTCGGCTAAAGGTAGCACCGCCTATCTTCTTATTATGCTCCGCAGACCTATGTCCGCTGGTGATAGTTATAGGGACTTTGAGTTCATCCCTCAAAACTTGCAAGTTCTTTGCGAGCCGTTCTACATTTGTACGAACTGACAAAGGCATTGGCGCGCCTGACTTGCAAGCAAATTCTTCCAGCTTAAAGTTCTTAGTCATTAGTCAGTTTTGGTAAAAGAGATTTCCGCACTCAATTTGCGATAGCCTTGCTCTTGCCTTCTATTGCTTGATAAGGTCATCCAATACCCACCCAAAGGTTTTACGGGTCTGCCACGCTCAATATGAAATCCGCCAAAGCCATCCTCATACTCCTCTTTGTAGGCTGCGGTTCTTAGCTGGTGTACTTCTTTGTGATTGATTTCAAATTTAGCTGAATCGTAAGAATCAACCATATTAACGTGATGGTAGCTTTCGTGAACGTGGCCCATCCATATAATATCATAACCATCTAATTGCGCTACCATTCGCTGGTCTTGGATTACGCCTTTAGTAACAGCACCACCACCACCGAAGCCGTGGTAGTATTTCATTACTACTTTTGTTCCTCCGTTTGCTGCGTTGGTAATCTTAAAATCTAAAACACCACCATAGCCACCGACTTGCACGTTTGTTCCGCAAGTCATATTTAAGAGGTCAACAAATCTTTGAAGCGGATCGGTTTCAAGGTTCTTAATGATGGCTGTTTCATGATTACCGTACCCAATCAAGAGAATCATATCCGCATACGGAGTCCACCACTTCACGGCATCTTCGACAACTGCATCAATGTAGTTCGCCTTATTATGTTCGGGCAGTATGTCTTTCTTGCTTCTGCGTGGATCGTACTTTCCTTGCATCATACAAAAGAAGTCTCCGTTAATGACAATCTTTGCCCCTCGTTCCCTTGCTTGCTTTAGATGCCGTTTAAGAAGGTCACGTTCGCACTTAGGATTGTCCCAATGCAAATCACTAAGCAATAAAAAAAGCTGCGATTTATCAACCGCAACTTTGTGAATGTTTCTCGAAATACGTTCAATCATATTTTACAATTAGACCTGCCATGAGGTCAACCATTCCCACTTCTTTACGAGCAGTCTTTTTTGTCCAGCCTTTCTTTTTACTGACAAAATCAACCGCCCAAATATACCACTCTTTGCTTTGCTGTTCGGTAATCTTAATGTTATCAAATTCATCAGGTGACAAAAGTAAGGCTTGCTCCATAGTCAATCCAGCCAGCTTGTACTGCTCGGCTAAGATATGAAATGCAAACTCTTTGTTTGTCATTTTGCTTCCAGCTTCTTGATGTGGTTTTCCAACACCTTGACTTTCTGCTGTAAACTTAGTATATCCGAATCTCTTTTCAAAACTTCTTGCTCGTAAAAGCTGCGAAGGTCTTTGATTTCCTTGCGTAACTCGTCTAATTCCGACTGACAATTGTGGTTAGCTTTCTCCCACAAGTCAATTAATTTAGCCGTGTTATCTATTTCCGTACCTCGTGCAGCGTACTTTCCACCGCTAAACCAAGCGATAATACCAGCTATGATACCGGTGATTGTTTCCGAGATAGGGAATTGGCTCACAGCTCAAAAGGTTTAGGAGGCTTGCAATAATCCGAATCGGGATTTGCCTTGCAGTACTCTTGAGCGTAGATAGATTCCCAGCCAGCAAATATGTGCATTCCGCCTCTTTTAGGCCACACAACGTATTGAGCAAACTGACTCAACGGCTCGCTTGCCCAAATAATATCCACCGCCCACAAAGGAGATAAGACAGCAGGGGTTACTACTTCGCCATCCTCAATTACCGCAGGGGTTAAGACGATGTGTCCGATTTCGTGTACGGCTGTGATAAGGTCGCTCCAAGTGCTTGACTTCGTGCCGTCAGGCATTACACTCTCGACTTCAATTAGCTTGCGAAGCGTTGCCCATTGGGCAGGGGTGCATTCTATTTTTAGGTATTTCATAGTGCGGTGAGGGATTGGAGTTGAGCGTTTGAAAGGCGGGTGGTGTAGATGGCGGCATCGTTTGTGCCGTATGCTCCAATTCCTCCTGCTGTTGACCACAGCTGATTAGTTTGCAATTTATCACAAGCAGGGATAGTAGAAGCGTTTGTTCCGCTTGCCACAAGTGTTCCGTTTTTGTAAAAAGCATAATCACCAGCTTTGTAAGCAAATGCCAACTTTATTTTTTGACCTACGCTTGGAGTAGTGGTTTGAAAAAATAAATTTGTAGAACCATTATAACTTTGAGCATAAATGCTTGTTCCATCTCCACCAAAACGAATTACAAAATTTGATGATTCTTTTTCCACTCCGAATATTGTTTGGTCAACTGGAATGCCATTAATAACCCCTTCCCAATATATACTACCTTCGGATTGCCCAATCAACGAACTTATCCCCGTCTTGCTCGCAGCATCCGCCAAGCGTGTTACTGATGAGCCAAGGGTGGGGATGTAGGATGTTGGGTAACTTCCAGCTTCGAGTTGTGCGCCGTAAACCGCAATGCCTTTAGTGATGTCACCAGCATAACCCGACAAACTTAATGCGGGTGAGTTTGTTGCGCTAACCGCTAATGTTCCCGTTGCGGTTGCTGCCGATGTGTAAACAATTGAGCAGCGATACCATCCATTGCCGTAGTTTTCAATTTTAGAACTAACTGGACTGCCCAAAGCCGTACCCAATACTGCTCCCGTTGCAAGGTTAAATTTAACGGCAGCTGGGGTAGTGCCATCACTCAAAAATAAATAGCAGTAATCACGACCAGCAGCCTTTACAAATGAGGAAAGCGTATAGGTCGTTGCCGATGTTAAAGAAGGGCTTTGCAATAAGTCGTGAAATCCGTCGAATGCTGTTTCAAAAGCAGTATCTGCATTTGTATATCCATCGGGACTAACTAAATTATTTGCGGTTATCGTTAAATTGTTTTTATTCCAACCCGCATTATCAAACTGCTCCGAGTATAGGGCAATGTTAGTCCTCTGCGGTTCTAACAACAAACTCGGACAGCCACCGCCCGTGTAGTCTAATCGGGGGATGTCGGCTGTAATGCCTACTGATACAGCTGCGGTAGTGGTGGGGATGTAGTCGGTTGCGATGTCGCCCGTTTCTAATTGTGCGCCCCAAATATATATGCCGCTTGTTCCGTTGCCAGTTTCAGAAACTCGAATGCTATATTTATAAATTGCAGTTAAAGTAGGTGTTTGAAAACTAATTCTATACCAGCCGTTTGCATACAATTCCGTTTTCGGGTTTATAAACTGATTGCTATCACCATTAGTAATTGCGCCATTTAATAAATTAATTGTTAAAAAAGCACCCGTTACTTGATTTTCCCTGAACCTAATTGTTGAGAACTCCCCAGCCTTTGCAAAAATAGACAATGTATAATTATTGCTTGCAATGTCTACAAGTTGGCGTAATCCCGTACCATCCCCACTTGAGCCACTTTGCCCATTATTTAATATTAATTTATCTGCTGTGCTTGTTCCATCAGGTGCAGTTATTACATTTGAAGAAATAGTGCAATTAGATTTATCCCAAGCAGCATTATCAAACTGCTCACTAAACGTAATCACATTAGTCCGCACCTTCTCTATCAAACCTGCGGAGTTTACCCGTGTGGCGTTTGAGTTTCTTGCAAAGGTCAAATCGCCAGCACCGCTGTCGGGGATTTGAGAATACAACTTGGCAGCTTTGTAGCGGTCGGGTATTAGTAATAACGATGGGTTCATATTCTTTTTAATAAAGTGATGAATGAAGATAAAGCGCAAGGGTTGCTGTCTGCTAATGCGCCATCGTCCTCGGCACGAAGGTTATAGGCTGCGAATAAAACAGCCAAGTCACCAGCACCAAAGAGCGCAGTAAGAGGGTAGCCGTAGCCGAGCCTTACCATTATATGTTTGTGTAACCGATTACGCTTCCAGCAGATAACGCAACAGCCGTGATGTTTTGACCTTTTGCTCCACGGATAACCATACCCGATGCAATAGGCGCACCCGTTAAGTTATACAAAGTTACAAGGTTAGTGCCACCCGATGTTAAGGTAGTGAAGGTCGCTGCTTCGTTTACCACTAAAAAGTCGTAGTTCTTACTGGTCACAGAAGATGAAATGTATTCCATCGTTCCTACTGAACCCATTATTTCTTGCAAGATAGTTGCCATATGTTCTTTTCTTTTAAATGTAGTTAGTCGGGAATAATGCAAATGTCACGAGAAAACGGCATCTCGAAATTGAAAGTCGCTCTCCAGCCTGCGACCTTGTCATCCCTTGCCTCTAAAAAACGATTTAAAGAAACGCTTGAATTTAGAGTATAATTGAACTCGGGATCGTCTTGGAAAAAAGAGATGTAGTCGGTAGCTATTTCAAGCATATCCGAAATGACTTCATCTTCGTTGTCCTTCCAATATTTCAAAGGGTCTGCATCTTTGTTTCTAATATCCTCTACTCTATCCATAAAGTAAACACCCACGCTCATTGTACGGCTTGTTGCAGCCGTGCTTGCGCTTTCCAAGTCAACGTACACCAAAGGGTAAGCGATGCGGTCTAAGGTAGGCTGTTTTAAGTTGGTAGTGTTATCCGTGCCAATAGACAACGGATCACCACAACCAAAGCTATTTACCTGCTCGTGTGCTTGGCTTAGTTTTAGTAACTGAGTCTTTAGCTGATTCCAACTTGGCATAGTATATCTTTAGTTTTTCGATGTTCTTTTTATGAAACTTCATAGACAATCATTACAAAAAGGGTTGTCACCTTGGTATCTCTCTTGAAAGCTGCGAGGGATTCGGTAAGGGTTGGACAAGTTCAAGCCAGTATTGTAATTGTCCCTGCGAGGTCTAATCGTGTCCACCTTAACTGAAGGGTTGTTGAATAAAGGATAATCCGTGCGGTACTCAATTAAATAACGAGTGATTCTTTCGCTGTACCATTCCGCATCGTTCTTGGCTTTGTTAATCAGCCTTTCGATTTCCTCCATTGACATCGCATCCGATTCCTCCGACCTTCTTCTTACCATTCCTTTGTTCATGTATTTAAACGCCAAAACGTGTGGAAGTTCAAAGTAAATCCACTCCCGAATGGCTGGCTGAAGGTAGTCGTATAGCAAAGTTTGATTCAAAGCACTAATGCTACCGCTTACGATTTGATTAGCTATCTCTTTGTATAAGTCCGAACCGATAATAGACTGAATGCGCATCTCCTGCACCTTTACGATTGTCGGTCGTAGTTGGGTGTAAGATACGTTCTCGTTTATAATCGAGTTGGCAATTAAGTCTTGCTCCGTTATGAATAGTGCCTTTGTCATACTAATTCTATTTTGTTGCCCTTACGAACAACGATTTGTTGCTGCCAAATGTGTCTGCAAGAAGGTCTTGAAACATCCGTACCGGGAAGGGTGTACCAACCGCCTCTGCGCTCCCAAACACTAAATCCCATAATGGCTGTCATTTGGTCAATGTCTTGGCGTGTGTAAAGCTTATTTAACTTTATAAGCGTTCTGCAAAAGTCACGGGTTGTGTCAATTACTTTCGCACCAGTAGCATCAGGGCGAAGGTCGTAGCGGTAACGTATCTCAAACGCTTCCTCTGCCTCGGTATCAGGTGTGTCGGCTATTCGTGCAACTCTATCTTGGATAGTTACACGCCCTTTAGAGATAAGGTACTCAATACGCTCGCTTACTTTTTCCAACGGCACATCTAATCTTCGAGAGATTTGGTCTGCATCTACCTTTTTAGTCCTTTTAATCTCAGCTAAAATCTTCTTGTCGAGTTCTTTATTCTCAGGCTCTACTTCCATAAATTCTGCAAACAAAGAGTTGTCGGCTTCAAACCTTACCGGCTTAGACCTTAATACTTGGTAGTTGTCGGCACTTACACCGAACTCCATAGCCACGCTTTCAAACGCCTCCATTTCGTCAAGTTCGCCTAATTCTCTTAGCTTATTCCGTGACCAGCCTAAAGCTGCTTTTCCGCCCCATAGGAGATACGAAATATAACCGCAGTCGCTTTGGCTGTCTGCGTTGTCATAGTACGTTTCAGCACGGCTCAAATAGCTGTGCATCCTTTTAATTGTTTCTAAGGATACACCCTCTCCGTTGGCTAACTGCTGCGCCCTTACTTTACCAGTTTGGGTAGCGCATTTGTTATTGTTCTTTTCGTTGAGTTCGATTCCTCTTTTGGCGTTGTTTCTTACACCCTCACCGTAGTCGGCAAATGTTTCAAACTCTTGATTAAACTCCATCGGCTCGCCTAAAAACAAATCAACCTGCTCGGCTGGCAAACCGAATCCTTGCAGCATTATAGTCGCTTGCTCTTTCGTCAAATCTCCTTTGGAGTACTTGCGTACCACTCTAAGCATTTTGTCTTGCTGTGAGGCAGATAAACCAGCGAGAACGCTATTGCCCATCTCTTGTGGTGCTACTATTTCCGCAGGTGAGGGTGTTGTAAGGTCAGGCTCATATCCAGCCTTTTCTCTAAGTTCGTCACGTGTTAAAATTTGCAACAATGAAGCCTCGGTTAGCTGCTCGCTAATAGGCTCGGTTGGCTGTAATTTCAAACCAGTTACTCCGTTGAAAGAAGCAAGGTAATTTACCGACCGCTCGATTCTTTGTACACGATCTTCGATGTAAGTAGCTTTAAAGATTTCGTACGACTCAACCATTTCGGCTCTGCCTCCTAATTGCCCTTCAGTTTTTACACCAAATAACATCGGTGAGGTAACACGGTGAGCAACGAAAATCTCCTGTTGAACTGTCTTATTTAGAATGTCAAACTGCTTATCTAAGTCACTTGGAGTTAAAGGAGTCAGTTCGGGTTTGGTTTCGGGTGAGTCGGAAAAGTTCACAAGGAAACGACCAGCGTTATCCGTGCCTCCAAACTTCATCTTCATCTGCCTTTCGATGGCATCCGATTCCTCGGGGGTGGGGATTCCGTTTGGAAAGTTAATAAGGTAAGAACCCCAAAAGTTGTTCTTTATATTGTTTACGTGAAAATTAGCAATCTCCACATCCAACTCAATGTAAGCAGTACCGCCAAGATATTCAGGCAAAGGGTAAACCTTAACGCCTGCGCTGTATGCTCTATAATAAAACAACTGCTTGCCGATTCTATTGTCTGGATCGAAAGCTGGGATTTGGTTTACTTGGTTCAGCTGGGGGAATTGCCTAACCTCGTATTCGTCATACCAATCGTAAACATAAAACATCTTTTCATCCTTGTCCGCACGAACTCTATGAAAATCCACGTGACAAATCTCTGCAATCCCCCCGCCTCTACTCCAAGTAACTTCCAAAGCAAAGCCGTTGTAGATTTCCATGTCCAACGTTAGCTTTTGGGTAAGGTCGTTCATCGAATCATAAGCATTTGGGAACGTAGGCGAATCCAAAAAGGCTTTGGCAGCAGGTGTTTCTTCTTCCGATGTCCATCCTTTACCTACGATGTAACCCACTTTACCATTCACGATGGCGTTATGCTTTGCTGACCTTCGGTAAAGGTTTAAGAGGTAGTTAGGGTAGTCGTTTTCAACTCCATAAGATACCCATTGCTGGCTTTTGTTTTCGATAAACAAAGGCACTTTATGCTGGTAGCCTTGCCACGAAAAGGCGAAAGGTTTTTTAGAACTCATTGATGATTACGTTTAAATTGTCTAAGGTAAGCGTGACAGCGTGGCTTGAGCATTTAACATACATCCGAATCGTATCTCCTGAAGATAAAGGCACTACGCATTGGGAAGGAATAGTCACCTCGTTAGCCGAAGGAATAACCGATACAAACTCCGAGCAAGGCCACAACTCTGCATTTTTGAATATAGCAACGTGAATCTTTCTGCTTGACTGCCCGATTACAGCAACTATTGCGCTCGTTCTAAAATACTTCAAATCACCGCTATAAGTCACAAGACCCGAAGCGTTCACGCTTAATCCGTTTCTATTGAATCCAGTCGTAATAGTAGCGTTTAAAGGTGACCATACACCCTCTGCTAAAGTGGTAGTGCCTGAAGATGCAAAGTCAAAAAAGTTGAGCGCACTCGGTGAATCCTCGACTTGTATCGCACAATTTTGCATCCACGTTCCAACTCTCGTTGCGGTGTTTGCACCTTGTGTCGTTTCGTTTTTGATGACAAGCGCATCGGTTAAAAGTTGTCCCATTAGTTAAATGTATAGTCAAAAGTGTTATCAAACGTGCCAGTCGATGGCTCTGCGTAAGTGATTGTATTTGTTGCGCTCACAAAGGCTTGCTCGCTCATTTGTATATAAGCAAGACCAGTTTCTACTAAAGCAATATGGCCCTCGTATGCTGTGTAGGTATATTGACCTTTGGATAAATCCCCGACTGAAATACTAAACTTGTCGTAACGGCTTAAACCTTGCGATTGGTTAGACGAGCGTAAAATGCTAAACGATGTAGTTTCTGCTGTTGCCATTGACCTCAACTCAAACTCGAAAGTAGAAGGAATAAACAAGGCTTCTGCGTATCTATCTATTCCGCAAGTCACCTCTGCTGGAAGCGCACCATCTTCGTTACATCTTAGCTGGTAGGCTGCCCACCCCTCAAAGGGGAATGTGGTCGTGCATCGGTCACTCCAAGTGACTACGATTTCATTCGACTGGTTAGATAGTAGGTAAAGCATCTTAAAGGTAAATGTATCACCGAAGCGAATGATACAAATCCATCCTTTTTGCTCCCCAATAATCTATGTTAAATTCCGTTTCGATTGTTTCTTTTAAATTGGCTGCCAAGGTCAAACGCAAGTCCTTTTCGTGGATTAAAGTTTTCATATACTTGTGCCAATCTTTACTTCTTGCCTCCCGAACTAAAAAGCCGTTTAATCCGTGGTCGATTATAGTGTTATAAGGGTAAACATCGGAAGCAATTATAGCTTTCCCCATCGTGCCAGCTTCGACCAATTTTAACTCACTCTTGCATCTATTAAAGGTCGTATCTCTCAAAGGTGCAAGGCAAACATCCACAAAGTTATAGCCTCCGACATAAGAGTAAATGTCCGCTGCTTCTATTCTGCCGTAGTTCTCTTGCTTGCCGTTACTCGTAAAAACTCTTTCATAGGCTTCGTACATTGGGTTTTCGTTCCAGCCTCCTAAATAAAGCCGATACAAGCCGTTTAAGGAACGATCGTCTGCAAGGATGCCCATACCCGATTCCATTAAGATAATGTCCTCATAGTGCTGCGCACCACCAAACCAGCCGAACCTAACGAACTCACTCGGTTCGGGTTTTGACTTGTACTGCTCGTAGCCCAAAAAGGTGCAGTTAGGAATTACCGAAACATTCGGATTTAGAATAGATACCTTTTCTTTTAAGTAGGCATTGGTGCAGATAACGTGGTCAACTACTCTAATGTGGTCACGGATTATATTTGAAATGTTTTTTTCTCTATAAAGAGAATACATCGGATGACCTGATTCTAATACCCAATAATCGTCAAGGTCGAGAATCAACGTAACTTTGAACTGGTTACACTTATCTCGAAGCCATTTAATTTGTTCGGGTGTTTCGCCCCACATCCTACTCACTAAAACGATGTCCATCTGCTCAAAGGATTCATCGGAGATTCTAAAGGGGTCAGGTGCTGAATAAAACGTAAGACCTTTGTACGCTGCATCTAAGTGAGCGTGCGGAAGTTCAAGTCGGTAGAGTGCCGAACCCGTACTTTGGATGTTGTGGATTAGTGCTATTTTCATTGTCGTTTAGTAGTAAATGTATAAACACAAAAAAAGGCGCACCCCGTAGGATGCGCCCGTGCTT